ACACCATCAAAAGTGTTACCCATGGACCATGAACCATCGTCATAAACCATGGGTTCTTCCATTGTTCCGTAGTTATAATCGAAATAAAATAAGTTATCTTGTGGTACATTCATAGGTTGCACTAGTGCCAAATCTCTAAGAATCCCTCTATCGATTCCTGCTGCAACTTGTTCAGAAAGTAATGCTGTTAATTCAGCTTCTGCATCAATGTTATTAAATGCATTAACATCTTGCGCTAGTTCAGGAGTCCAAGTAACTCTCATTCTCCTAGTGGCACCTTGTACTTCTACAGATTCCATATTAAGGTCAAATGGCTTTAACCAAGGAGATTCAAAACAAAAACTAGGTATCTTTTTATTAGGCTCCATCGTGTTCTATTATACCATAAAAACTGTTATTCACAACTCTTTGTGCGTACCTACTCATCATACCTCTTCTAGGTCTAAATTCTGTTGCTTCTTCTACCCAAAAGGTTTGAGATTTACATCCTATACTACCGTTTGGAGGAACCAATTTAAGTCTCCCTAATCCATATAAAAATGAGCGGTATATTATTTTTTTATTCGGAGTCATTAATTACTTCACCTTCCTGATTTAACTTTGTTATTCTACCATCTTTGTTCTTGATGATTATACCAAAGTTAGTTGGAGCTGCGAAATAGTCAAGCTTTTTATATCTTGGATACTCAGCACTTTTTAGTGCTTGGTCTTCTGTGTTCTTAATTTGAACTAAATAAATCTTACCTTTATAATCCATGATTAAATCAATACCGTATAACATATCTATAAAATCACCATGACCACCAGCATATAAAGTTTTCATACCAAAATTCTCTAAAACTTTTTTAACATCATCTTCAGCTTGTTCACCTTTTTGAGATAGGTGTTTTGAGTTTCTAATAAAACTTTTATATTCATCTAAAGAGATGTATTTGTCTAAAACGTTTATTAATTTATCTTTGATTGAACTTAGGTATTTTTTAAGACCTAGTTTGTTTTTGTTAGTTAGCTTGTTAGCTATTCCACCTCTAATAAAAAGTTCTGTTAATAACTCAGCTAAATCAGCATAATTTGTATTTAGTTTATTAACATAATGCCAAGTACCACCTTCATCATAAAGGGTGCTAACATCAACTAATTTATCGGTATAAAATTTATTGTTTTCTCTTTTAATATCGTTAAACTTACCTGTTTTATAAAGAAGCTTTAATGGGTTTTGATATTTGTCGTTTAGGTCTTTAACCTCACCCATTAATCTTATCTTTTGATTTATAATGTCTTTTAACCCTAAATCTTTATATAAGAACGAACCAAGGGTATATAATTCATAACAAAGCTTTCTATGTGATTCATTACCTTTAAAATGAGAACATCTTTCATATTTAGTTTCCCCAACACCACTAAATAAATCTAATTGTTCCTCTTTTAATTCGCTAGGGAAAATATTACTTAATTTAATTAACCCACCACTTAATTTATTTTCATCTCTGAATTCTAAATACCTATCAAAACCAAGATTCCAGAAAAAATTACCATCATCAAAAATCACCATATAATCACCCATTGAACCTCTAGCAAGCATTCTAGCTCTATTGTGATATTTGTTATTCTCTTTTGTTGTTCTACCAGCTTGCACTAACCAATCAAAAATTGTTTCTGCCTGTTCTAAAGTTGGTTTAATGTCGATATGTAGAGCTACTCCATTTTTATAAAAAGGGTTTAAATCTGAAGGCTTAATTTCATTTGCCCAGTCCCAATCAGATTCTTTTAATATTTTTTTGATTAATTTTTTCATCAAATATAAATATCACACTAAAACCATTCTTTCTCTTCTTCTACTAAATTTAACTGATTGGTACAACTTGGACAAGTGTACTTGGTTTGAAATCTTTTATCTTCAATAACACCATCACTACAAGGACACCCATTAATACCATAATCATCTTTCTTAGGGGAAGGTTGTTCAGTGTAGTTACATAATAAAGTTTTATCTAAAATATATGCGTATCTGTGTTTTTGTGTTCTTGGTAACCAAACACCAGGCATTTCATTTGTTTTACCCCTATAATTCTTTTTAAAGGTACCATCACCCCTATATAAAAAGAAATCACTCTTCTTATTTGACAACCCATAATAAATAAAATTACAAACTTGGTATATACTACCACTGTGTCTAGAATTGTCAGCTAAAGTTATAACTGCTCTAATGTCTTCTTTTTTAAGTAACCTAACACTTGTACCTAATAGGAAAGATGTTGCGTTAGTATTGTTTAACTTCGGTATTACACATAATCTACTTAATTCTAATACTGTTTGGTCTTGGTTAGTTAAGCTAAACCAACCTTTCATTGTTACGGCTCCTTGTGGGTTTGAGAATGTTGTCACACCTAACATTTCATCAGTTTCTTTTAAAAACAACCCATAAGCAAATTTAGAGAAAAATTTAGCATCAGCTAAATAATGATACTCTTTAATAAACTTATAAGCTTCAGATTTATTGATTTGTTTAATTATATAATCTTTCTTTTTAAAATCTTTATTGTACATAGTATGTGTTTTATGTTGTTTCAGTTAAAAGTTGTTCTCTAACTCTCATTACCGCTTCTCCTAACCAATTTGTTCCCTGCCACTTAGATTTATCTAAGATGTCTGGGTGAGTTTCATGCATCCCAATACCCCAAATTTTATCTTGTGGGCTTGCTTCAACAATTTCTCGGTCACCATAAGATTGTAATTCCTCTAGTAATTCTGGGTTTTGTGTAAATTTAGCGTAGTTAGCTTCGTAAACATATTCCTTACATTCCACTTCCCATACGTCTTTATCAAACCCCCTTACTTTTCTACCTAGAGCTTTTTGTTCCCTTGGGTTGAATGTTGCCATAATAGCATTAGCCACATCTTCGTCTTCGAATAGTAGAGCTTTCTTATACATCATGTACTGTTCAGCACAATTAAATTTTTGTTCGTTTATTTCAAACTGAGATGGATACCATTGGCTACAAACACCACCCCAAAAAAATACATATTTATCTGTTATCATTTTTTAATTTATTTTTTTTTACTACATAAAGCCACTATCTTTTAACTCTTTATCTGTGGCATACCCTATATCTTTATTACATTCGTCACAAACTCTCTTTGGTGATTTAACTTCTTGTATGTATTTGATTGTATAGTTTTTGTGTGGACAATCATTTTGTATCACATCTAGTGTATTTTTTAATGATTTTATCTCGTTTTCTATTTCAATAACACCTTTATCACTATTTTCTTTTACTTTTTTAAAAGCTAATTCATATATATCACTTAGTGGTGTGTATTTATATTTATCTATCTTTTTCAATTCACCAACCTTATCAAAAACCTTTTTTTTAATACCCATTTTATGGGCCTCATACATTATATCTTCAATTTTACACATTTTTTAAAAATAATTTATTACCTACACACTGATATTTGTCTTTACAATCCCATATGTTACCCATTTTTTTGGTGGGTACCATGTGGCAATTATGTTTTTTATTATGCCTAATCGAATGTTCTGTAAAAATGGTGTTATTCCTACTTTTAACATTCCAAGGACACTCTTTACAATTTTTTTGCATTAAATAAATATTGTTAAACTCTTTTGGAGATTCCCACTACTTGATAATAATCTTTTTCACCTTCTAGATATTGTTTACATAGACCTAACATATTTCTAAACATAAAAGCTCCTTCAGTTCTTTTTTCACACATTGAAAAAAGTTCAACAAAGGTTAATAACATTTCAACAGACAGAGCTCCTATTGAATTTAAGTCTTTGTATTTTTCCACTAATTTTTGTGGATAAATTAAATTATAACCATCTCTTTCTTCCTGAGTATCGAAAGGTTTTATTTCATCATAAATGTTAATAAATTCTTTAACTAATCCTAAAGTTAATTCTTTATTAACCTCCCCTTTAAGAACCAAATCAATAATCCAATGTGTATGGGATGGTGTTCTTAATCTAATACCTTCTTTTCGATATTTTACAATAAAATCCAAATCTGGGTATTGTCCTCTACTTCCTTGGTAAATAGCGACAACGTTACCATCTTCCATTTCAAATTTGTTTAAAGGGTTTAACCTAATATCTTCACCTCTTACTTTATAACTTAAATTCATTTATTTTATTTATATTTTTAATAATTTCTACTTCAATATCATTAATAGTTTTAGTATAATCAATAGACATATCTGAATTTTCTTTCATTTCATAATGAAACTCTTTGATTTGTTGTTTTAACTCAACAATTTTATTCAGATATGTTTCTATTAATTTTTTATTAGACACTAATTTTTTCTTTTACTAATAGGTTAGTCAATTTTTCTCTAACATCAGTTAAAGTGGTTTCATTATAAAATTTACCATCTTTGAATATTGTTTTTAATTCACCAGTCTTCTCGGTATCATACGAAACCATATCCCATAACTCATAGTCACCGTTGATGTCATTTTTTTGAACATATAACAAACCTTTTGCTGATTTTTTTGTTCCATCATCTGTAATTGGGTCTTTAAAGATTTCTCTTCCTTCACCGTTAACCTCAACATAAGTTGCTTTCATTGCGAAACCAAACGTATCTCTAGTATTATATTGGTAAGTGTAACTTCCAATACCCAACACAACATTAGTAGAAGCAAATCCTTTAGCTTTTAATCTTTTAATGATTTGTCTTGCTCTCTCTGGTGTAATACTATCCCCATAGATTGCCCCAATATGAGAATCCAATACCTTATACCCTTGTTCGTTAATAGTACCACCAAAAGTTTCCCACAACAATTCAATCAACCCTTTATATGAAGGGTGACTATCGGATAGTGTAATTGGTTTGTCATTTAATTCATCATTTGTCAATGAGTTATACCCACAGATGATATCTACAGGGTCACCAGAATCAGGTCGAATAACAATCTTACCATCTCTACCCATAATCTCAGATTTAAGTTTTGGTAGATAGTCTGTAACAACAGACCATAAATCCCAAGTATCTGAAACAATACTTAAAATACCTGTAGGGTAGGTCTCCATTAATCTACGGAATGTACCAATTTCATCACCTTTAGTTCCCGCACACATTACAGAGTGTTCAGTAGCGTTTACAGAACCAACAACAAAACCCTTTTCATTGTAGTACTCTCTAGATGCTGCAATCACAGGTAAAGAGTCAGAACCGTTAAATGATGTTGCGTGACCTAAACCACTTAAGATTGTACTCATAAAACCACCCATCCCTCTCATTGAGAAGTCGTGACCTTGAAAGGCTACAAATGGTAAATTTTCTTTATCAGTTTCCAATGCTCCCTCAGTAAGAATTCTTTTATAAAGTAACGCTATTGTTGCTGATGTCATTGGTTGCCATAACATATTAGATAATATGGTTTCAAGGAAGTTAGTCACCCAACCAAAGTTACCAGTATTTTGTACTGTTAATATTGGTATTCTTAACGGTACCTCTGTTCCTTCTTCTAATGATTTAACTTCTATCGGTAAGTAACCTAAATCATGTAATTCTTCAAAGTGAGTTACATCATAATCAGTGCCTAAGTACATAGATAGTTCGGTTTTCATTTCACCACAAACTTTTTCTTTTGGTTGAGAAAAGAAGTTTTCTTCAAACTCACTTACTAACCACTTTAAAACCATTTGTTGTCCAAATGAAACTACTTTATCACACCCTCTTGGTGCGTATTTATTTCCTCTTGGTGTCCAATTGGAATAAACTTTATTTGTACCCTTTGGGTATTGCTGATGGTGGCCTGTCTTGTAACCATCCGTTAAGTATAAGCTATTCATTTTCATAATTTATATTTTTTTAATTATTATTTATTTTAGGTAAATTACCTTTCCCATAATCCTTTAACCCTATCCTGATAGTGAATATGTCGTATTGGGTTAATTTATTGTGTGATGAAAACTCATTAACACTATTTGTTGTATAAACTTCATCTACATGTTCAAAAACTGTCTCAAATCCTTTAGAGAATATTCCATGTGTGATAATTAAAACTATTTTTGAGTCTTTACTATAATCTTTTCTTATGACCTTAGCTAACTCTATAAAAGTTCTACCCCCATCACAAATGTCATCCACTATTACAAAGGTTTTGTTTTCTGAGTCACTAACCCCACCACTAATTGATGTGTGAGTGATATTGCCTTTTATGTCCCTATTTTTAGAACCTATTATAATATCTTTAATTCCAAATCTTTGTTGTATTTTGAAAACTTTTTTAAGTGCTCCAGCGTCAGGTGATACTAATACTATTCTATCTTGAGCCCGATTTTTATTATCAATATTTGTTAAAGCTTTAAAAATTAAATCATGATTATCTTTATATTCAAAGTTATTTATGCAAGCCTCCAAAACATCTGAATGTGGGTCCATTATTATCACCTTTTCGAAGTTTTGTGAATTAAGTATTGGTGCTATAACTGTTTTAATATAGTTAATTCCACCTTCTTCAAACTTTCGGTCACTTCTACCACCAATGCAGTATGGGATGTATAGTCTTACTTTCTCAACACCAATCTCTTTTAGACATTGATTAGCACATATTATCAGTTCCAAATCTTTGAAACTGTTTAATCGTGATTTAATCGTGATACCTTGTTTATTGTTTCTTAATGAATAAAATGTGTTATACCCATCTTGAATAATTTTAAGACTTTGTTGTCCGTCTGGAAATGTAGAAATTTCATACGTACAAGATAATCTATCTTCTTTATTTACTAAATTTAATGTCTCTGCCATTTCGTTATGTTTTATACACAAATATACTAATTTTTTTTATAAAAACAAACATTATACACCTAATAAATCATAAGATGCTAGTGATAATGCTTCATGTGGTATAAGTTCTGAGTCTTCTTTCATTTTTTTCAAACCAAGATAAATAACCTCATATAACATTTGGTCTTCTTCTGCGTGGTCTAAAATCATTTTTATTAACTCTATTTGTTCTTTGGGTTCTTTACTCATCATCTTTGTTTTGGTTTAGTTTACTATAAAGCATCCAAGCCCTATCTGATATTGATTTATAATTTTTAACATCAAACTCCTCAAAAGAAATACAATCATGGTGCGAAATAATTCCTGGCTTATCACCAACCATATAAAGAGCATATGCAATATGTTTAACAGATTCAAACTCTCTTAACATAGTCTTTAATTCTAAATTACTTCTTTCTTTCTTTTCCCTATATGTTTTAATGAATGTGTCAGACGATTCATCAACTACAATTTCATTATCTTTATCTAATGTCCCTATATAATTCTTACTGTCAATTTGGATAGTTTTATCCTTATTGATTTTAATTGATGTACTACAACAACCTTCACATATTCCACCCTTTATGTAAGCATGACCATGTTTATCTATATAGGAGTTAATTTCATCAATATTTTCTTTTATAAGTGTATTATAGTTAATATCACCATAATAACAAAAACTACAAAAATCCGCCATAATTATTTATCTTTGTTTTGGTTTAATCCCACCATCCTTGGATATTATGTTCAATGTACTTCCATAGTAGTTGGTGTGCTCTTTTTTGTTTTTTAATGGCTTCCTCCATAGTAATTTTTCCATCATAAAAATCTTCCATATACCCCTCATCATAGACTTTATCTATCAATCGAATTGCGGTACGAATCTTTTGAGCGTGTAGATTAGAATTTAGGGTATATGCTTTATCTGATTCTAATAAATCAGCAGTACGTTCTAATTGATATTTAAATAGTTCTATTGCGTGAGAATAATCAAAATCATACCCTCCCCAAATGATAGGTAGGAAATCCCATACACGTTTTAAACGCCTAAAGAACCATGTTATATTATTATAAATCTTACTCATCTTTGGTGTTCTTCCATTTTAAGTTGTTCTCTCCTTAAATAAAAATCGTCTCCATATTCATCTTTAATAAATTCAGCTACCGTAAAGTTTGACAACCTAATTCCGGTAGTTGCTGAGAACATATATTTAAATAACATATCAAGGTTATTATCTGTTGCAACCATAAAAGATTCTATGTTTAGAACTTCTTTAATTCTCATATAGAAATCTTCTTTACTTTCATTCTGTTGTTCCCATAAGAGTTTTTCTAACTCTGCTTGTGCGTCAACTCCGTATTGATTATTTGGTTCTTTGCTCATTTTATTTTAATTTAAGAAATTGGCATTTTAACTATTGATATTATTTTTTTAACATTATTATCTGCACTACTACATTTAATTTTCACATCTGATTCTGTTACCCCACGAAAATAAGATACGTGGTGTTCTTTATTTGGACCTTCCCATATGACAGTCCATGAATATTCTGTTTTCTTGACATTACCCTTAACATAGTCTAACATCAGTTTCAAACATTCAACACTAGTAGGTCCCTCAGCTGTGTGGTAAGTCATTTTAGTTTGTGTTCTAGGGTTGTATGTGTATAAAGTTAAAAATCTTTTACTAATAGCTCCATCTTCTTGAAAGTGAAAGGTGTTGTTATTCACATTGTCCTTTCTTAGTAAATCTATAATTTTATGTTCTATTATAATTTTTTCGTTATTCATACAACAAATATAGAGATTTTTTTTAAATAAAAAAAGGGGTTGATAGAAAATATCTTCCCCTTTTAAAAATTATATGCTGGTATATCTATTTTTTTGTTGTTGGTAGTAACCACATATCTCCTTTGAAAATTATTTCTAATAGTCTTGGTTCTATTTTATCTATCTCTGCAAGTAACCTTAAAGTTCCTACAGTATCATGTTTCATCATCTTAGTTACTTCACTCTGAATTCTTTCTTGAGATACTACTAATTCTAATTTATCAATCAACCCATTTATGAATATAGCTGCCCACACATTTGGTGCGATTGTGAACCCTTTAGTTATTGAAAACCTTAAAGCTCTAATCATTCGTAATGGGTCATCTAAAAATGTTTGTGCTGGGTCCAAAGGTGTAACCAATAACCCCATTTCTAAATGTTTTCTACCTTCAAAGATATCAATGATATTACCATCTAAATCTTTAGCCATAGCATTAAGTGTAAAGTCTCTACGGGTTAAATCATCTTCTAGAGTACCCAATTCTAATATAGGTTTACGAGTACCATCAATCACACCAACCTCTTTTCTAGCCATTACAAAGTCTGCAACTAACCCCTCATTCTTATGTCCTTTAGGGAATTTAGCTCTAACAGTGAAACAATCTTTAGTTTCTAAGAATATTTTAAACCCTTCAACTTTAAGATGGGACAACATTTGTTCCCATCCCTCATCAACCGACTGTGATACATCATCTAACACAAATGTAAAATCAATATCATTAGTATGAACCCCTAAAAGTTCATCTCTAACACAACCACCTACTTCGAATATTTTTGACATAATTAATTTATTTATACAAATATACAAAAAAAATTCAATTAAAAAAAAAGAAGATACTTTAATGAAAAAATATCCTCTCTTAATAATTCGATGTCGGAATGGTAGTTCGGCGTTAATTTTACGTAATGACCGTCATTACGGTAGATTGTTAACTCAGCCCCACTGAATGTCTTATTTTTACTTGCGACAAACCCAAGAGGTATGTTTTATAACCTAAAGGATGGGATTATCCCATTTTAACCTTACCTATGGTCACCCCCTTTATAAATTTTGGGTAAAGGGAGAATAAAACCTCTGTCTACATTCTAGTTTTCAAGTTAGGTTGCAGAAACCATTCGTTTTACATCTAATATTTTG